GCTCAAAGTCCATGCTGATCGTGGAGCCGGGCCGCGCATCGGGCTTGGCTTTTGGCGGGGTTGTCAGCGCCTCGACCTTTGCGCCAGACGTGACCGGCACATCTGCGCTTGGCGGCCGCCCGCCGTCGATATCGCTCACCGCCTGGTCGGTTTGCTTCCAGTTTTCCGAGCCCTTGACGGCCGGGCCGATATCTTCCTCGGCCACCTGGCGCTCAAGCGCGTTGACGGCCGCACGCTGTTCAGGAGCCAGCGCGCTTGCATCCTTGCGCAGCCGCTCCACGAGCTGCCGGTTGGTAAAGCTCGCCCCAGCCAAGATCGCCTTGCCACCGGCACGAAACGCCACCGGCAGAGCCGCGCCAACAACACCGGCAAAGGCAAGCTGCGTCAGGGCATCGGGCTTGGGGATATCGAGCCGCTCGGCCATTTCAAACTGCGCAGGCAGGGTGCCCGCCTCGCCGACGATCGACAGGCCGCCCTCCACAAGCATCAGGCGGCCCAGGTTCGCGGCAGAGCCGACGCCCAGAGTGGCGATCGCCAGAGGCAGGTTTACCTGATCCGTTGCGGCTGGCCCCATGCGGCCGATGAACTCGGGAACCGTGCTGCGCAAAAAGCTGTCAGGGGCGGCCTTGAGTGTCGCCTGCGCATCATCCCATTCCTCGCGCAGCTCGCGGTTCACATCGGCCTCGATCTCGGCCCGCGTGATCGGCAACCCGGCGAATGCCTCGGGGTTCTTGGCCCGCGCGCGCAGGATTGTATCCATGCGCTCATCCTCGATCCGCTCACCGGGGCGCACGTTGGGAAGCAAGAGCGCCTCTTCCAGCGTCAAGCCATCGGCCGGCGCCGGTCCCATGCCGCCCCACCCGCGCGGCTCTTCACCTACGCCCTTGGCCACCTCCATCAGCTTATCAAGCCGGTCGCTGTATTCCCGATCGGTCAGAAACCAGTAATCGGTTTCGATCGCCTCGGCCTGCGCACCGGCCGCGATGATCTCGCCGGTGGACACGTCAGGCATTTTGCGTGGCGCGCTGGCCGCCGTCATGTCCATTGGCGCGCGCAGCTTTACCGCTTTGGGCGCACCGGGATTTTCCATCGCCGCAAGATCGGCCTCGGCCGAGGCGATCACCGCATCATCCTTGCCCCTCATTCCGCATATCCCGTTCTGTTGCGCTGGCTGGCGGGCGCGGCAGGCGCGGGCTTGGCGGCCGGATTTTTCAGGAAATCGACCGAAAGCCGGTCAATATCGACATAGAAAAACCCGTTGCTCGTGCCAGGGTCTTGATACCATTCGACCTCGCCGCGCCGTGACTTGACGCCGAGCCGGTAGGTTGTGCCCTCAACCCACATCAGCACGGCATTTTCAGGCGTCACAGGCGTCTTGCCCTCATGCGGCAGGTTGCCGGTCAGAGAGGCGGCTTTCCAGTTTGCATCGGTCGCCTCGCGCACAAGCCGCGTGGCGCTCTTGCGGTCCAGTGTAGGGGGCAGTTTGACCCGCAGCCCGTTCACGTCCTGCACGCCGCCGAACTGCGTCCCGCCCACCGTGACGCCACCCATAACCGCCTGTACGGCCTGGCCAAGCAGATCGACCTGTGATCCAGGATCGTTCAGCGTGACCTTGCCGGGGGCCATGTGCGCATAATACGCCTTTGCCGCCTCGATCACTTCCTCGCGGCGGCCGGGCTGCGCGCCAACCGTGCCGTCAATCGTTTCCTCGAACACCGCAAGGGCTTCCTCGCTCGGGGTGCGGAGCTCATCGCCCGCCGCCATCGCCTTTCGGCCGGAAAGGATGATCTTGGCAACGTCCGTGCTGCCCGTCTCGAAAACGAGGTTTCCCGCGCGCTGCACAACCGGATCAAGACCGTCAATTTCCTTGAACACGACAGAAGCCCCAGGGCCGAAGCCGTCAATTGCCGACACGACAAATGCGAGCTGGTCATCAACCGATCCCTCATTCGCGACCTCCTTGAAATTTGCCCGCTCTTCCTTGGTCAGCACAAAGCCGCTGGCCCCATAGTCGTTTTTCAAGACACCGATCAGGGCCATGCGGGCATTGACACTTTGCTGATTGCCCAGATCGAGCGGTGCGGCCCCCGGCACACCCGCTTTCATGGCATAGCTGACCGGATCAGCGGCCAGCTCGCGCTTGGCCTCGGCGTCGATCGCTTCCAGCGACGACAAAAAGGCCCCGTCAACACTCGCGTCATCCACCTTTATCCCCCGCGCGCGGGTCTGCTCGATCAGGGCGGTTCGCTCGGCCGAGGTTGCAGCATAGAAGTTTCCGAGCTGCTGGCTGGCCAGAAGCGCGCCTTCCAGCTTGGGCGCATATTCGGTGCCGGTGGCTTCCTCGCGCAAGCGGGCGATATCCTCCGGCGCAACGGGCGCACCCCGCACGAGAAGGCCGCGCGCAGTATCGACCTCGCGCTCAAGCACCGATTTCTTGAGGGTTTCGGTCTGTTCTGCCGCCCGCGTGGCGGTGGCCAGATAGCGTTGCCGCTCCGTCTCATCGAGCCCGTATGCGCCCGGTTTGGCCAGCTCGGTTGCGGCCGCGCGCGGATCGGTGTTGATCGCACCGAGCGTCATGCCCACAGAGATATCGCCATCCAGCTCGACCCGCGCCGCCTCGGCCTGCTCTGCCGTCAGGTGCCCCGCGGTTTCCAGAGAGGCGATCGCTTCCAGCCCGCGGTTATAGGCAATCTCAGCTTCTTCCGGCGTGGCGGCCGTTGGCACGGCATTTGCGGTGGCGCGCAGGGTTCGGCTCAATGTCGCCCGCGCATGCCCCCCCGACAGCTCATTCTCGCGCGCATAGACCCGCGCCTTGGCCGCCACTTTCGATTGCGCAATTTCGAGCTGCATCCGCGCTTTCTGCCGGGGTGTGCTGACCCCATCAAGCACGGATTTTTCCAGCGCGCCGAGACGCTCGCCATAGCGCGCGCGCATGGTCCTGAAATCCATGTCAGTCGTCAGCTCGGCGTTGAGCGCGCCGAGCCCTTCGGTCAGGGCAAGGCGGGCGTCGTTTACCTCGACCTCCTGGCGTGCGTTTTCCAGCGTGGCCCCCACATCGGCGATCGCGCCGCCGAGCTGCTGGATGCCCCGCGTGTCGGGCGCGCCGAGCTCGCGCACGCGGGCAGGGCCGGGGGCTGTGGTTTGAGGGCGGTAGTCCCGAATTGCCATGATCAGCCCCGCATTTCTCTAAAGTCGCCATAGCCTTTGATCGCGGTGCCGAGCCCGCCAAGGATGCCTTGGGTTCGGGCGTTCTTGCCCTCGTACCGCGTCATCGCTGCACCCGCACGGATCGCCTGTGCCTGGTTCTTGCCGTCCACAATGATGTTGAGCTCATCGAGCTTGGCCGCGCGCTCGGCCTCCTGCGCCAGCAAAAGCCCCGTGCCACGCTTGGCCGATCCACCATAGGCTGCAATATCGCCACGCAGCGCCCCGCGAAACTTGTCAAAGCTGCGGCGGGCGGCCCCCACATCGGCGGCGGTTTTCGTCTCTAGCTGGTCGGCCTGCGCGTCCTGGTTGGCGGCGTTTATCTTGGCGGCCCGGCCCGCGCCGATCCCGCCCGCGACCTGACCAGCGGCCGAAAGACCGCTTCCGATCAGCATCAAGGGTGTAAAGCCCATCGCTCAAACCTCGTATTCTGGGAAAATCGCCGTGATCGTCGCAGGCCAGGCGGTATCGTTGACGTAGGAAATCTGCGCCGTGTCCTCGGAGCCCGGCGGAAACACATTGCGCACGCCGTCAAAGAGGGCGGGCGCTGCATCGAGCGGCGTAGCCCCCAACTGAAAGACCGCTTGCTCCTTGCCGCCCATGAAGATCGAGCCGCCCATGGATGCACGAAAGGCTATTGCCAGATCCGACACACGCTTGTTTTTGGGCGTTTGAGCCAGATCAGGCATGCCCATATCAAAGGGCAAAGTGTCGTATTGGCTGCGGTAGCGCAGGCCGATGATGACTTTTGATCCGGCAAAATTGAGCGTGGCCACGCCGCCCGTGACCGTCACCGGCGGGTGCGAGTTGCCATCGACCAGGGCGATGACCTCCCGGCCTTCAAGGTGATCCAGCCCGGCAAAGACGGTTGCGGGCACTCCGAGATCATAGGTCACGGCCGCTTGCAGATATTGTGCATCAGCGATCCCCTGGCCAATCTCGGGCCGGTGGCGGTCAAACATGCGCTCGATCTGCACCAAGCCGTCACGCCGCACAGCCATGAACAGGGTTTCACGGCGGCCGCCCTCGACCTTGAGCACAGCAATGCTTTCGATCGGATCGCCCACGTTATGCCGGTGCCAGGCGAGCACGTCTTGCTCGGGCAGATAAGTGAGGGCGGCAAGCGTGCCGTCCTCAAGCAGACACCAGATCAGCGGCCAGGGGTTGCGCTGATAGCACGTCTCAATAACACCAGGGCCAAGGATATGCGCGGCCAGGAGCGAAAGATCGGCCGGGGTCCAGCCGTCGCTGCGCAGATCGAAGCCGGTGGACAGAAGGCGGCGGCGGCCCGCATCGGTGAAGATCGTGCGGTTTCCCACGGCCAGCCCCGGAATTTCCGATGATCCCTCATTCGTCGCGGGCTCAGTGATCAGGTTATTGACCCGCACAGTGTCGCCGGTCTGGTCAGGGCGCGCCACCCATTCCGGCCCATCGGTGCCGATCATCATCACCTTGGCAGGGCAGAGCCAGCGCACGGCCTCGGTTGCGCCGTCCACCAGATCGCGGGTCAGGGCGCTGTCATCCAACACGCCAGGCTCAAAATCGTTGAAGCCATCAATCGCAGATTTGTGCAGGCGGTAGGGCTCAAAGGGCGTGCCCGCCATCCAGAGTGCATTTTTGTAAAGCGCGCCGGTGGTCGGATAACCGCGCACCCCAGAGAACGCGCCCTCTCGCCAGCGCCAGGTGTTAGCGGTCACGAGCGCCTCGGGAAGCCTCTTGATGACGGTGCATGTAACCGAAGTCGGGCTTGAGTATCCGGTGACACGGACGATGCCGAAGCCAGAATGCAGATATTCCCAATTGACCCCGTTGCCGTCATTGCGAATGCCGACCTCATGCTCGGGCGGATAGGCGGACGTGCCGGTTGTACCGCCGATCAAGGATCGGTAGGCGCGGCCGTTGAACCGCCGGATTTGAAGATTTACAGCCGGGACTTCAGGAAGCCACAGCGGCTCGGTGATTTCATCTCGCTCTTCCAGTCGGAAGTACGCCCCGACATGGCCAGGCTGAAACAGCGCCGCAGAGGCGGTCAATGTGATAACTCCCGTCACCCCGTCTGCCGACAGGGTAAGGGCTTTGTTGGCGTTCTCATCAAGAAACGGGCCATTCTCAATGCGGGCGTCCACCAGGCCAAAGCTCACGCTCGGCAATGGGAACCGGATCAGCTCCTTGACCGGCCCGCCAGAGAATATCCACTGGACATTGTTCGACTGCGCCCATTGCAGAAAGATCAGATCATCCGCCGCGTAAGGGGTCGCGACCTCATCGACCATTGCATCCCCGGCCGCCATGTCGGCATCATAGATGCGCACATAGCCGGGGCCATGTTCCAGCAGATAGGCGGCCTGCGATGAGCGGTTGAAGGGTGCCAGGCGCACGCGGGCGGCCGTCTTGGCCATTGCGAGGTGTTCGGTGCCTGGGGTGCGCTCCACCCCGCCCCGCTGGCGCACAATCATGTTGCTGACCTTGGCGGCTGCAACCCGGACCGGGTTCAGGTCAGAGGCTTGCCACAGATCAGGGTCAACCTCGCCGCCGGTAAGCGCGCGCTTTGGCATTTCCATTTAGAGCGGCCTCCGCGCGCCGAGCCAGCTTCCCGTGTCGCCGCCAGTCGTCTCGCCGGGCGAGCTTTCCATCGCATCTGTCATCGCGGAAGAGCGCCGCAGGCGGGCGCGGTCCTGGCGCAGCTCGTTGCCGCGCTTGCGGACCTCATTCGAGGGGAGGCGGTTGACCAGGGCGAGCGCGAGATCGAGCGCCAGGAGCTCGCAGAACATGGGATCGAACTCTTCCTCATTCGTAACCCGGCCGACATAGGCAATTGTTATCGGCGGCACGCCACAGACCAGCAGGGAACGCCCCTGGACCTGGTATTTGATGCCCTTGTTTTCGAGCCGCCAGAGCCGCAGGCAATAGAGCTGCGCCCCACCCGCAGGCAGGGCGCATTTGTGGGTGAACCCGAACTGCGCAACCGGCAAGGCCGATCCCGGCAGAGCGGCAAACCGCATGGCAAAATTCCACGGGTAGGACCGAAGCAGGGCATCGCGCACAAGCGGATAACGCTCACGCACCATCACGGCCGTCTGGTCGCGCGAGGCGTCCAGATCAGCTATCGGATCGCGGCCAAGGTGCATCAAGGCGGCGGATGCGATCCCGGTGCGTGATTGTTCTTCGCTCATGCGCCCTGCACCTTATTCGGTGATGTAGACGAGATCGACAGTGACAGTCCCGGCGGCGATGGAAGCGGTTTTCATGGTCAGGATGATGTCCATTTCCCGCTTTGGATCAGCCGTCAGCCCGGCGTGCTGCCAGAGCGCAAGCGCCTCACCAGCCACCGGGATTGCAGAAGCGCCTTCCACGGTGCCGGTCGCCGCAAGGGTCTGGCCATCTACCAGACAATGAGGGTTTTCCGGCGTGCCGAGATCGGTATCCGTCATCCCGGCAATGCCGGACGAGTGAATTTTGCTCAGGCGCGAGACGCGCGCGTGTGACGGCAGACGGCCCACGACAAAGGTGGAGTTGATGCTGTCACCATTCAGGATGGCGGCGGTGAAACAGGACGTGCGCAGAGCGCCGTGGTTTACGGTCACATCGGCCTTGCCTGGCTTGGCGGCGGTGAGATCGGGCATTCCGGTGGCGAGAGCTTGACGAACAGCCATGAGAGATTTCCTTGTGTAAGAAGCGGGGAAGGGTGAAGGGAAGCCGGGCGATCAGGCCGCCCGGCGTCAGCTCGTTGCGGCCGATCAGACCGGCAGGGCTTCCTCGTTGCAGAGGATTTTGATCACGCGGCCTTCCTCAGAGCGGATCGCGCCATAGCGCGCCTCGCAAAAGAGCTGCGTGGTATAGTTTTTGTCGGCCCGCTCGCTGATCTTTACTTTCGGCTCCATCCAAGGCTGCACCAGCAGACCCGAAGGCACCCAGACCGGCACCTCAACATAGCTGACCGCACCGATCAGGATTTTGTTGAGACGGTTCGACACGAACACATCGAAGCCGAGGAACTGCGTCACCCGGCCATCCTTGACCACGCCGCCGAGCTTCTGAAAGTCGATGTTCTTGACTTCGGCCAGGTTGCGCAGGATGCGGTGCTGCCGGGGCGTGATCGCCATCCACGGCATTTCTTCCTCAAGATCGACCTCGGCAAGCTCGAAGAGCTCGATTGCGTTGTCCATCTTGTCGCGGTTGATCCCGGAGCCCACGCCGCCCACGTCCTGACTGATGACATGCGCCGGATCAAAGACTTTGGTTTTGTCTTTGTCCTTACCTGCGGTCACGTCGCGGAAGAAGGCGGGCACAATGATCTTGCCATCGAGCGCGCGGTGCTGCGCCGCGATGATCGACATGGTGAGATCGTTCGACGGATCGGCTAGCATCGACAGGCGGTCAGTCGTGGTCACAGGAACGGTGACACGGATCGGCACCGGGAAGGCCCAACGGGGGAGCATTTCAGGGTGCGTCCATTTGGTATCCGACAGATCAGCGCCGCCGATCTCAGCCTCGAAAGGCAGGATATGGTCCACGAGCTGCGCGCCGTCAGCCTTGACCGGCGCAACCCACTTCACCTTATCCTTGAAGCGGGATTTCTTCTGTTGCAGTGCCAGGTCATAGCCGATCTTGAAATCGTCGGCGTAGCCTTCATACTTGCTATCTTCGGGCATGGGTTCACTCCCCTTAAAATGCCTAAGTTTCAGACCAAAACTCGACAGGGGCGGCCAGTCTCAACTAGGCCCTATCTTCGCGCCGAGCGGGGCGCGCACCCGAGGACTTTCCCATCTTGTCCCCCGGTCCCGCGATCTGCGGGGCGGCCGGTGCTTTAGTTATCACTCCAATATGGAGTAAAAAACAAGCCCCTTACCACAATAAAAAGCCCGGCCGTGGTGATCCAGGGCCGGGCGGGGTGACAAAGAGGGGCCGGGGCTACTTCTTGCCTTCGGCCCGGCGCTTGCGGCGTATCGCCCGGTTCATCATGCGGTCAATCTCATCGCCGATCTCATCCAGCGTTTTCCGTTTCAGCTCACGGCGAAAGCGCAAGGCGGCAAGCCTTTGCTTTTCATCATCTTTTAGGTGTTCTTCCCAATTTGCTGCCATGATCTTGTAAACCTCCATGCACTACACAAGCCACGCCCGCAGAAATAGCACCGCCCTTTCTGCGTTGATACTATGGGGAACGGGCATACAGCGCACCACACTACACGCGCAATAAAAAACCCCCGGCAAGCCGAGGGTCACACACTAAAAACATAGGTAAGATCAGATCAGTTGCGCGCCGATCGCTTCCAGATAGGCGACCTTGAGGGCCTGGTCAGGGATGACCAGAGCAATGCTTGCCAGGATCGCAGGCTCATCATCCCGCCGCATCACATGCACAGTATCACGGGCCAGGCTGGCGGCATGCGCGACAATGGCCGTTGCACAAACGCCAGCGGGAAGCGGCTCGATCGCCGCAGCAAACAGGGTGTCAGCCGTCTGCTCATCACAGCTCGCAACGAGCCGCAAAGTGTGCGTCATCTGATTTCTCCATCGTAGATTTTGTTGGTTCGCAAAGTTGTTCCACCACATAGGGGCATAAATTCGGGCGGGTCAACCCGAAGATGACCCGCCCCAATCACCTTTTACTGCGATCCGCGACCGGCGGCACGCTTGAGCTCTTGCATCCGGCGCAAGGCGCTTGCGTGCTCAGGGTGATCGTGCTTGGTCAGGGCCTCCACATTCTTTGCGTTGAAGGCATCGAGCTCGGCCTGTGCGTTCTTGCCTGCATCGCCCCCGCCCTTGCCGCCACCCTTGAGCGTGTCATTGCCGCGCGCGACCGCCAGCTCGTGCAGGATTTTGGTAAGTTGCGCGCTGCCCACCACCTTGCCGACCCGCAGGCTTTCGACCGCCGCCTCATCGAGCCCGACCTCGGCGGCCACTTCCAGGGCGGCGCGCACGTTGACCTCGTAGCCATCGCCCCACTCGCGCTTGAGCGTGGTCTGCATGCCCTCTTCATCCGCCTGCGCGGCCGTGGTGTAGTTTTGCGCATCGGCCGCGATCTCGGCCGAGTAGAAGCCGAGCACGCCCTCGACCTGACCAGGGGTCAGGTTGATCTTATGAGCCGCCGCCAGCAAGCGCCCGTGCCGGTCATCGTCATACTGGATCATGCCCTTGATCGCGTCGTCAAACTGCGGTGGCTTCACGGTGTAGCCGGTGGGCTCTTCGGGGATGCCGAGGCGCTTGGCCAGGCCGCTTTCCTTGAGCCAGTCCGCATGCTTTTCCGGGTCATCCGGCGGCCCGGCAACCTGGTCGCCCCGGATCAGCTTTTCAGCCCCGCGCAGGGACTTGTAGAGATCGGCCGGTTTTTTGAACGCCTTGGCTTCCAGATAGGCTTTGGTGTCGTCATCGACCTCATCGCCAAACCACTTGAACGGGTGATCTGCGGGCTTGCCACCGGCAGGGTCAGCCTCCCCGGCGGGCTTGGCTGCGGCCGCAGCGGCCGCCGCTGCGGCCGCATCACCACCGGGGGAGGAACCGGCGGCGGCGGCCGCTGCGGCGGCATCACCGCCAGCAGGGTTTCCCTCGCCTTCCGGCGAAAAGACCATGCGACGGATCAGGGTAAAACGGTTCATTCGGATGCTCCATTCGGATTGCTGTAAAGGTCCAGATCAAGGCCCGCTTGGGCGCATGACGAGAGGAAAAGGCCGAACTGGCGCTTGCCCTCATTGATCAACACATCATCGCGCGTGGCCTTTGTGGTGCGCGTGGTGTTGGAAAGGTGCAGCGCGATCGCCAGAAAGGCGCGCGTGTGCCGGTGCTGCATCGGCCCGGCCAGCACGTTGACCACCGATTGCGCCTCTTCATCGGTGCATTTGAGCACACCCTTGATGAGCTGCGCCGGGCCGAAGGGGCTTGCGGCCGTCATCACGCAACGCCCGTCAGATGATCGGCCGCCGCAAGCGCCGCGTCCAGGCGCGTGCGCTCGGTCTTGGGCAAAGCCACATCGGTTGCCACCACACGCACCACATCGGCCAGCTCGGCGAGGGCCGAGCGCAGCCTGAAACTGTGCAGCTCGTCCAGGTTGTTGCCCGGCCGGCTGCTTTTTGCCACCGCGCTTGTCTGGTCATAGAGCCATTGCTTGAGCAGATAGCCCTCAAGAGCCCATATCTTCTGGCGGGCATTCTCGCGCGCGATCTTGCGGCCGATCTCGGCATCAAAGTTTTCCGGCGAGGCCGCCGCACTTTCGCCGGTCACAGTGAAGCCGTTGCGCAAGATCAGCGTGCAAAGCGTCAACGTGGTGCCAGGCGGCACATAATATTGCTCTGACGAGATTGCGCCATCAATCACGGCGGGGGTCAGGCGTGGGGCCGTGAGGCCCTTTGCCTGGATTTGCTTTTCGATTGTCGCTTCTGAATGTTCCAAGGGGTTCGCTCCTATGGTTGGGGTTAAACTGGCTCGTAGGTTTTTGCGAAAATGTCGGGCTTGCAGGGGTAATGCTCGCCGTTGACGCCGCGAATGATCCAGTCGCCGGGGCTGACAAAAAGCGCGCCCTCAAGGGTGTTGATGGACAGGCACGGCAGATCAGGCCCGGCAACAGCCGGGCGCTTATCCATGAACGCTGGCGTTTCGCTTCCCCGTGTCCAGTCGATGATTTCGCGGTTGCTTTCTGGGGTTCCGTGCGCCTGCCGCGCTTCAATCGTTACAACCCTTTTCCGAAACATTGGCATGATTATGCGCCTCCCTCTTGCGGCATGGCCTGCCCGGCGCGCGCCAGGCTTTCGACCGCGCGCGATCCGCGCTCGGCCACTTCCAGCGTTTCAGCGCCTTCCTGCGCCTGCGTCTCGGCTTCCATCAGGGCCGCGATCTCTTCTTCGGTTGACATGATGTCATCCGGGGCGGCAAAGCCGTCGATCACGCGCTTTGCCGCCCGCAGGCCGTTGATCGCGTGGCGGGCGCGCGGGTCCACCTGTGCGACCTCAGCCACGCCGCGCACGGCCGCGAGGGTTGCCTGTGCCGTCTGCGCCTTGTGGGCCTTGGCCAGAGGCGACACGAACCGCACCTTGAGCTTGGCTTGCTGCGCCACCGGCGGCGCGGGCGGAATGCGCCCGGCACGCATCAACTCGCGGTAGCGGCCCTGAATGAAGGGCGACAGAAACTCGCTGATGATCCGCGCCAGGTTCGGCCCCATGGACTGATCGCGGCGCTCATCGTTCTTGAGGATTTCCACCACCGAAGGCGTGGGCGAGCCGACCAGCGAAAGCATGGCGTGGTAAAAGCAATCCTTGATCGCCTGGCGGCGCTGATCCTGCATTTCCAGGCTGATCCCGACATTCGCCCCGGTCTGGATCGGCTGCACGAGCTGATTGCCCGCGTCGTCAATGGCCCCGAAGTTGAGCGCGTTGGGGTCCATCGACACCAGCCCGGCCAACTCATCATGCGCGGCCATAGGCGGTTCGGCCGCCTTCTGTGCCGCCAAGATCGAGGTGCGCGACATTTCATTGAGGATTTGCGCATCGGGCAGGGCGAAGACACCACGCCCCATCCCGTAGGTTTCACCCGACCCGACACCCCACCTACTGACATAATAGGGCATGTCGCGGTATCCGCCCCACGAGAGGGCATGGCTGGCCTCTGTCAGCACATAGCAGGACAAGAACCGATGCACATTCGACACCCGGTTTGAGCCATTGGCAGGAACAACCGTGTGCAGGAGCCGGGTCTTTTCGTTTGGGGTATCCTTTAGGCGCTTTTTGAAACTTTCCGGCAAGGCGTCCTCGCCGAAGAGCTCGGCGACGTTCCAGATCGGTTCGGAATACCAGCGGTCAAAATGCGTGACCTCACCAAAGTTGCCGATATCAAAGCAGGCTTCGCGCCAGGGGATCGCCTTGGAGTGAAAGAGCTCGGTTCCCGGCTGGCGCGAGGAATAGAACACCCCATCGCCGAGGCCGATGCTGTCAAGGATCACCTCGGGCGCATCGTTGTAAAAATTGTCGCGCGCCGGATCGAGCGATCGAAACACGATCCGGTTAACATCGGCCATCCAGGTACGGGCCTCACTGTCGTCCTTGCGCCATTCGTCCTCAAATTCCAGCGGTGCCCAGATATTGTCCGTCGCCGTCAGCATGGAATAGATGCTGGCCCCCGCCTGGTCGAGCGCGAGCACGGCGGTTCCGTCATAGCGCCTGACCGAGCGCGGGCGGCCTTCCACGGCATGTTCCCAATCTTCACGCAAGGGACGCATCAGCTCGGAAATAGCCTGGCGGCGCGCGACCACCGGCTCGCGCAGCGTCTTGCGATATTCCGCCCGGTGGATCAGCTTTTTCAGATCCCCGTCGATCTCTGGTTTCACGGTCACGGCTTAGGCCCCTACTGTCTGGCGCATTGCAGCAGCAAGGCCGCCGGTGCGGCGGCCGGTGCTTTCGCCGCCGATCGTGTCAGCACTATCCCGGCGGTTAAGCGCCCGCTCGCGGGCGTTATTTGCCGCCGCGCGCACGCGCTGATCATCTGTTGTCGGGGCGGCGGTAGGAGTGATCTTCGCAGCAGCCGGTGCTTTAGGAATGAGAAAGCCCATAGGTTACAACCTCCAGATTGTGTGCGTGTAGCTCTGCCCATGGACACCCACCGGGCCGTAATCAAAGACTGCCTCGCCACCCAGGGCATGCGCCATGCGCCGCGCCGCCCGGTGTTCCGTCAGTATCGGCACCTGCACCACGGCAACCCGGTGCTGCGCCCCGAAACTGACCATGCGCGAGGCGATTTCCATGTAGACGGCGGGCACCGCGCGCGCGTGTCCCGCCCGGCCAAAGAGCGCGATATCGGCCACCCTTGGCATTGTCCCGCGAAACGCCACCGCGACCGCTACCGGCACAGGCTCATCACCCACCTGGTGCCAGGCGACAAATCCATCAATGACCCGGCGCGCCGCGATCAGCCCCGCGATATCGGCCACCACGTCATCGGCCGTGTGCCACTGCGGCCGCAGCCCGAAAATCTCGGCCGCATCGAGCTCGGCCATGTTGTGCGCGATCTCAAGCACCGCCTTGCGGGTGCCGGGCGTCCAGGGCTCAATCGGGGTGAAGGCGACGGTCATACGGCCCTCCCATATTGCGAGAGGGGATCGCTTTGACGCGGCCCGGCGATGGCCTTTGCGCGCCGTGCGGCCTCGGCCTTGCGCGCGGCCACCCGGTCAGCCTTGCCGCTCAGAATGTCCTGCTCGCCCGCGTTGGCGGCGGCATATTCGAGGGCGTTGCAGACGTGGCTGGCAAAGTTTTTGCTCGGCTTGTCCTTGTATTCCAGGCCCCCGGCTTTCGTGACCACCGCGACCTTTTCGTATTTGTAATCGCGCGCGCACCCTTTGATCAGCTCGGGGCAATGCTTGCGGTCAATCCGGCAGGCCGTGCGCTGGCCGATCCGGCGCCGGAACATTTGCTGCACCGATCCGGTGCGGATGACGATATCGTTGCCGCACCGGCTCGGGCGCACGTTCAGTCCGGTTTTCTTCGACACGATTTTTGCCCAGGACTTGAGTTGCTCGTTTTCGTTATCCCGGCCGCTGCTTTCCCCCGCGTTGAGGGCGGTCGGGTCCACGAACAGCTCACGGGCACGCGGCACGTCCTTGTATCGCGGGCTGTCGATCGCGAGCACGAGCGCCTCACCGAAGGTTTCCGCATCAGCCCGGCGCGACGTGAGCTCCTGCAATACCTGGACCTCGCCATGCGCATTGCGCTGCATGATCACGGCGGCCGGGGTCAACCCCGCATCGGCCGCGATGATCAGCGGCACGCCGCGCCAGGGCACAAGCTCGGTATCGCTCACATGCAGCTCATCGGCGAAATCCGAATAAACCGGCATCCCGTCGCGCATGAACCCGATCTGGTTATCCACCATGCGCCTGATCCAGTCGGGATCGTCGCTGTTGGCGGCGCACTGGTCGCGGTAGTAGCCTTCCGGCAGGTTGTGCAGGTTCTCGGCCGCTGCGTCCTGGCCGCCTGGCTGGCGGAAAAACTCGACCATCTTGCGGCCGGTTTCGTCCACATCGAGCGGGCGCTCGGTGATGAAATATTCGCTGGTCCAGTTGTAGGGATCGCCTGCGTTCCAGTCGCAAAAGAGCTGGCGGTGCGGTGCGCCACCATGCTCCTGGCTCGGATAGCGGCCAAGACGGCCGAACAGGGCCTTGCGCATTTCCACCGTGGCGCTTGTGCTTTCCGGCAACCATCCATCGGTGGCGTGCAGACCCTTGGCGGCCTCGGTCGCAGTCTGATCGCCGATCGCGCGGAACCAGACCTCGGCTTTCACGCGGCGCTTTTGGCCATCCACAATGGCGATGAACTCAAACTTGTGCTCGGCCGGGTTATCCACGCCGCCGGTCCAGGAAATCCGAAACGCCTTGTTCTGTTTCGGTATCCATTCCAGCCAATCAGGGATGACCTTGGCCCAGAGCTCGCGATAAGTGCGCATCCAGACCACACAGCGATAGCGCGCCACCCCGTCAATCGGGCTTGGCGGCTGCATCGCGGCTTTTTCCAGCACCCGGTTGATGATCACGGTTGTCTTTCCGCCACCCTGCGGCCCCATGATCCCCACGATCCGCGCCGACGAGCTCATGAATGCCGAGGCCACCGGGCCAGGCTTGGTGAACCGCTTGGTGATCTCGGGATCAGTTGCGAAGGTTTCCAGCATCAGGGCCACCACCCAAGCGCAATTTCATGCAGGGCCTCGTCTGTCGCAAGCTCTCGACCAGTGCCAGCCGCTTCCTTGCGCATCGCAATCTCTTCCGTGATGCACTCGATCGCTTTTTCCAGGTTCTCGATCGCATCGCCCTTCTGATCGCAGCGCCAGATGTATTTGACCGCCGATCCGAGCTCGAAAGACATATGCCGGGTCACGCGCTTGCACTCGATCGCAGCGCCACAGCAAGCGCATGTGGCCCCCAGGGCGAGATAATGGGCAGGCTTACGCACAGGATCGCTCATCGCGCCCCCCGCGTCGTCAATTCCCGCAGCCGGTTGTCCAGGGCGGCTTTCTCGCCTGGGAAGAAACCGCGCTCGCGCGCCAGGCCAACCCATCCCTCAACCTCACCGGCGCACGGCAGGGACTTGATCATGCGCAGCTTATGGGCCTGCTCGCCTTCTGCCATCCCCTGACCCCCGCTGGCCGTGGCACCCCCCCGCACCCCGTGGGTAGAAGCCTTCCCCGCCGCCAATTCTTGTCTCAGAGAGGGGGGATGGCACTTCGCGCGAGGGGGAGGGGGGGGGCTCGGTGGCCGCGAAGGCCCCCCCCCTTGATGCTGCGGCCTGCCCGGCGCGACCAGCACCGAGGCCCCGGCCATCGGCGGCGGCGCTGGCGGCGTGGCCGGTGTCGTCGTTTGCCTGACACGACGACAGCAAGGGCAATTGTCCTTGCAAATCAACAGCTTGCGTGGTCCGTTCCGACATGATCATTCCGACATGCCCCCGCCTGAAATCTCAAGCCCTTGATTTTCCTCGATTTCTTCCGCGTCATCCACCGGCATGATCCGCGCGCCTTCCATGGTCGCCCCGTCGCCCTTCTGAATGATGATCGTCATCATCCCGACCCCGCCCGCGTCGATGGCCAGCGGCTGTTTCTGGTGCAGGTAGGGCGCAAGGCTGGTCTGCGCCTGCATGATCAGCGACAGGCAGGCTTGCAGGCTGACGCCCCCGCCCCCGTCGCCCTCTGCCCCGTCGCCCCCGGCGGCAGGTGGGCGCGGCGGGCCGCCAAGGGCGGCTTGCAGCTCGGCAGGCGTGGCGCTGGCGATCTCGGCCAGACCGATCAGGGGCGAGCGATACCGGGACAGGATGAACCGGGACCATTCTTGCGTGCTGCGGTTCCGCGACCCGGCGGGCCGACCCCGGCCCCGGCGCTCGCCCGGCGCGGCCTCTGCCAGCTCGCCCACCCCGTCAGGATCGGGCGGCACCGCGCCGAAAAGCGAACCCTGCCCCTCGCCGTCAGTCTCGGCAAAGTCCAGATCACGCACCGCAGCGGCGAGGCCAGAAGGGGAAAGGGAAGCGCCCGAGCCGGTCAAGAATATCACCCAATTTTTTTATTCGATCCAGCCCGGCCCCAAGGCCCGACCGACACGCAGACCATAAGCCCGAGCGCCATAACCGCGCAACGCCAAAATTGATTAAAGCCCCCAGAATGCCAACCCATTGATATGAAATGGGAAAAGCTGTGCCTGTAACAAGTTGGCGCAGGTTGTTACAACCCGTTACAACGCTAAGTCTTTGAAATTGCTGCACTTAACAACACTTTGTAACATTGTTACAGTGTTACATGGTTATCTCTCTATGCGTGCGCGTGCGTATGATCGCGGGCGCTACGCGACGTTACATCGTTACATTGTTACAAAGTGGTGTTTTCTCTTTTGTTTACAGGCGCTTGGCTCTGTTACAAGTTGTAACAATCCCGAACCCGGTTGTTACAAATCACCCCGGCAGCGGCCACGGGATTGCCCCCGATAGGTATCATCCCGAAGGGGTGCGGGGAAGGGGGAATGTAAGGCCCGAGCGGCCAGCGCCCGAGGGGATGGCGAAAAGGGGTGCGGGGATGCGTGAAAAAAAAGGGCTTGACCCTGTAACCATTGGCCACTAGACAGAATGCAAGGCCAGAACGAACCGGCCCCGGCGGACTGCGAACCCGCCCCACCCCGCAACTAGGAGCTTTCCCAATGCCTACCCTGAAACTCGCCGCCGCCCTCGCCCTTGGCTTCGCCACCCCGATTTGCGCCGCCGCCCTTGGGCAGATTGCGGCTCTAGGGTGGGCCGCTTGGTCCGTCCAGTTTGCCGCAGAGCTTGCCGCCCTCGTGGGGTGAATTAAGGCCGCGCCCAAGGGCGCGACGGCATTTAGTCAGGCGGCCCCGAGGGGGCCGCGCACCCTT